TTGATTGCCATAAGTCACATTACCTCCATCTAATTATACCAAGAAAAAAGAGGGGCGTCAACTGGTTTGTGCCAGTTGCCCCTCTGCGGCGACGATATTCAATACTATTTAGTCTCTAATAATCACTTTAATTTTTGTTTTTGAATTATCAGTATGCTTAAAGCAAGATTTTAATGGAAGAACCTTGCGTTCAGTATACCATCCCCAATTATCATACTTAGTTACATATTTAATTTTCTTACATCGTCTCCAATCTTTTCTCACCATAACATCCTTTTCAGGATGATAGTATACAGAACTATTATAATTCCTTGGGTGAGCAAATGCTGGAGACGCAATTAATAATGAAGTTAATCCAATAATAAGTTTGTTCATAGATAATCCTTTCGTTTGTGTGCCTCTGGAACAATTTTTCCAAGCACAATATTTAGAAGCCCATCTTCAAAAGTAACTGATCTAACTTCCGTGTCCTCACTGAGTGTCCAGGAACGTGTAAAACTCCGTTGAGCCACACCCTTGTGGACGTAGTTAGTTTCCGTTTCTTTATCTTCCTTCTGACCCTCCACAAAGAGTTTACCATCTTGTGTGTAGACATGAACTTCCTTCTTTTTGAATCCGGCAAGAGCAATCTCTAAACGAGACTCCACATTGTTTAACGAAACCAAATTGTATGGAGGATAATTTGATGTTGTCTCATGAATTGTAAATAGACGATCGAAATATTCGTCCATTCCAATAGAGTTTCTAGTAATGCGATCCAACAGTTGATTTAAGTTGGCAGCATTATACTTCGTTAGTTCCATTTGTACTTCTCCTGTTAAAGCGAGATTTGATTGTGTGGACCCCGAAGGCATCCATAATTATATATTAGCACAAGGCATAAAAAAGGGGGGTGTTGTAACCCGCCCTCATAATAAATACTTTTAAAATATTTTCAAATGACCAGTAGATTTTTGACAGATGTTCTTTTTTACTTATCAAGTCTTGAAAATACTGATCTAAAAGACTCTGTAATTGATGAGGTTGATGATTTTGCTACAATTAACAGAGGAGTTATTCAATTAGAATATATTTCTTCTAAGAAAAAATCTGGCAAACCTGTGATTGCTGATGAAGTAAAAAAATTATTAGTTAAAAAGTATCAAAAAGGTAAGAGATTAGTTTTATCTCTAAGAGATGGTGGATTGCGAATAGTCCCAGACGATGTTTACGTATCCTTTAAACAAAAACCAAAGACAGGTAAAAGCAGTAGTAGTGGGAAAAGTGTCAAAACTGCGATTCAGGAAGAGGGGAGTGCTTTTATTCTGACGCAAGTTTTGAAAAAGAATAAGAAATTTGAAAGTGCAAAAGATATTTTAAATGACACAGAAACCTTCAAAGGTTTAGAAAAAATATTTGGGTCTGCTTATAAGGATAAAATAAATGCGTGGGTGCATAGTTATTACGAACATCAAAAAGCATTCTTCAAAAAATTTCAACCATCTCAATGGGATGTTTTTGAACATGGTGGACAAGACTTCATGACTTTCATAAAAGATGAACTAAAAAAAGTTAGTGTCATGACAGTCCGTGGTAAAGTCCCTGTTGGCAAATATGAAACTTGGAATCCTGCTGATATATGGGCAGTAAAAGATAAAACAACTGTAAAAAATATGATTGATAAAGCAATAGATGGTGATCATCAAACGTTGACTGAGTTTAATAATGTTCTTTATAAATTAATTAATCAAGAAAAACTTATTGGACTATCACTTAAAAAAATTGATGACAGGCAAACAGCAAAATTCAAATATGTCAATGTGAGTCCAAAGGATATTGAATTTGCAGACGTGGAACAAATAAAGATGAAGGATATCAAAATAGAAATAGACACATCCCCATCAAAAGATGGGATGATTCAAGGTGCGTATGTTACTTTTGCTGATTATACGACTTACATCATAAGAACACCTGGGGATAAATTTTCTAACCTAAAATATGAAAGTGTAATCAAGGGAAGTGGAGGTAAGGGTGGTGCTGCTCCTGTCAATTTAGTTGAAGATTTGATTCAATCGACAACAAGCGAGAAAACTTTTACCAATAAACATCAAGAGTATCCTCAAACTATTGAGGAATTTAATGATGACAAACGTGATTATAAAACGATGTATAATAACTTGAAAAAATATATTAAAGGAACTAGCACTTATGATCAATTTGAATCTATGATAAAAGAAATGTTTGAATCCAACAGTGCTAAAAGCAGAGCCATAGCACAATCAAAATTAATGCAACTTAATTTTTTCAATGATGTATTAAATGCAGAATCTGAATTCTGGACAGATTTGCTCTACATGTCTCTTAAAGTTGGAAAGAGATTTGCACCTCACGGAAAACTCGCATAAAAAAGGAGGGTGTTGGTAACCCTCCTTGTAGCGTATATTCCTTTTGTAGCGTGTCGCGCACGAAAGCGACGTTCTATTTAGGACTCTTGTGTCTTCTTTTTACCAATGTTATATTTTGTTTCAAGGGTCCACTCATTCTTTTCTTTGAAAGAGAGAACCTTGATTTGATTCAGAGGAGCAATCTCAGTGATAGTCTCAGCGTTGACTACCTCAATGAGTCCCCAATCAGAAAGAAGTTGAGTAATACGATTACGACGTTGAACATCATTAGGAGTAAGATTGGCATGTTTGCCATCCAGAGCAAACAACTCCTTAAAGTGAACGATAAAGTATCTTCCTTGCTTATGAAGAATGTGGCAAGACTGATACAGTTTCTTTTCTTTGCGTGATGCTACTCCAATACGAGTCAGTGTCTCACGCACTTTGAGAAAGTCATCAGGTTCTCTCAGTCTTACTTCAATCATCTGGTCCTGGGACCACTGTACCTCAGGTTCTTTCACCGTGCTCATTTTGCGCCTCCAATGTCAAGCCGTTGCTTAATAAATTCGATTTGTTGTTTAGATAAAATCCTCAGTGCCTGAGATGCTTTCTCATTGCTGTAACCATAATATTGTTTTACAATATCGAGGTCTTGTACTTTATCTTTTTTGATCCAAGGAGAGAATCTCTTCCTTTTCCTCAGACTATTTAGATAAAATTGATATTGCATATCTTTATCCAACTGATGATTCATGTTCATCTCATTAGCAAACATAATACAATCAATGTGACCAGACAAACAACGATTGACAATATATGGGGGATAAGACTTAATCTCCCCAGACAGATCCTCTTTGTTATAATTGATAGAGTTAAGCCAGTCCTTTAATTCCATAATTCATCAACACAAGTTCTTTACGATCTTTTTGTTCACGCATGTATTCTCCAACAGAACGCATCGTATAAGTCAGATCAAACTCACCTGCTTTCCAACCTTGAAAACGATCCTTTACAAGTTGATCCGAATTGTAACTCACCATGCAGTGGGCATCAGTGAAGTCCATGCGTTTGGCAAATAGATCATGATCAAATCTCTTATGCATATCTCCCTTACGACCATAGAGATTGTCTTTAATGTCGTATGGTGGATCGAGATAGATGAAGGTCTTAGGAGATGTTTCCATCATCATCTCGTAAGAGTAATTTGTAATAGTCCAGTTCTGGATTAGTTTAGAATATTCAGGAAGTTTCAGGATGCCTCGCATCGAGAAGTTTGAATCAGATGCTTGGGCAGAAAAGGATGAGGACTCAGTGAGACCAGAAAAAGAGCACTTGTTAACAACATAAAAAGCAACGGCAGAATATACGGGTTCACGGTCCCCGTGGAGGGATGCTCGGATTTCTGGGGCGTCACCAGTGTTGTCAAGAAAGTCCTTAGCCTCGAAAAATAACCCACGGGCAGATCCTCTATCTGGGTATCGTGATTTAAGTTCTTGGAGTTGTCTCGTAATTTCATCAGCGTTGTCCCTCAATTGAATCCAAAAATTATAAAGAGGACCATAAAGATCATTCACCCAAACCTTAATGTTTGGATACTTCTTGGTTATGTGTAAAGCAACACTACCGCCACCAAGAAACGGTTCACGATATTCATCGTAGTTTCTAAGATCAGGGAAATACTGATCCATTTTGGTGCAAGCACGGGACTTGCCACCAGGGTAGCGAATCGGCGTCTTAAGAGATTTCAACGACTTCATAATCAAAAATAATATTTACCAGGTGTTGTATAAACAGGATGTCTCTGATCTTCTCCATGATGACTGTAACCGTTTCCATGGCAGTGCCTGTGTTCATGAATGATGCCAGATCCCTGATGAAAGTGAAAATGTTTATGGCATACACTAGGACGATGATGTCCTCCATCATAATGATGGTAATGATAATTATGGGAATGATGACCGTCAAACGGTTCCCAGAATTCCTTCCAAGTAATTGCGTTAGCAGGTGTGGAGAGTAGAGTCAGACCACCAAGAAGAAACAGATACTTTTTCATTTGAATTCACACTCACACATAATCTCAGTCAACGCCGCGATCAGGTTGATTTCCTGATCGGCTACAAACGCGATCTGATACTGATACTTAGCAATAATGAGCACAGCAGCAGGAATGCTAGGGTTTTCAAGGGCATCAACCAGAGCATCGTAAACACGACGCAACAATACCCCAGGATCATTGTCCAGATTAGCCACCACCCATTTCCGAACTTCCGTGAAGTTCTTCTCTTTGAGACATTTAATGAGATCATTGATTTTTACGTCACTAAATTGGGCAAGAATTGCAGAATCAATCTTTCCACCAACACTATAACGTTGGCACTCATTCAGAACACGACGCCAATCAGGGAAGTGTTTGTTGATGAGTTCTACCAGGACCTTGTTATCAGATTCAACACCTTCTGTAACCAAGATTTCTTGGAGGCGCTTGAAGAACTGTGCTGCGATTGCTGGTTTTTGTTTGTTTGTAATTGTAAACTCCACGACGGCACATCGGGAGTGGAGGGGTTCAATGATCTTGTTCTTGTAGTTGCAGGTGAAGATGAATCGACAGTTGTTATAAAACGCCTCAATATTTGCCCGTAAGAGGAGTTGTACATCATGGGTTGTGTTATCAGCCTCATCAATGATGATGACTTTGTGTTTACCAGTTGCTTGAAGTGATACGGTCGAAGCAAAGTTCTTTGCTTGGTTCCGTACCGTGTCCAGAAATCGTCCTTCGTCAGATCCATTGATAATAATGTAGTCACAACCAAGTTGTTCACAAAGGGCACGGGCAATGGTTGTCTTGCCGCACCCCGCTGGTCCTGCTAACAGGAGATTGGAGATTTCTCCCCTCTCAACAAAATCCTGAAATGTGGACTTGATTGATTCGGGAAGAATACACTCTTCAACCGTGCGTGGTCTGTAAGATTCCACCCACAAAAATGGTTTATTTCCAGAATGATTCATACTTACGAGCCATACTTAAAGTCGGGTTCCAGAGCAATATAATAAGTCAGATTACGATCTTTGCTCTTAAAACGAGAAAGACCAGATTTAGAAACTACAACTTCATAAGAACCAGGAATCACCTTGATATTCTCAACCTTGAAGTTGAATTCAAATACCTCATCAGTCTCTCCAACTACAATTTCATGAGTATTGGAAGTCTCATTCTTCTTGTCGCGGACAACAAGTTTAACCACACCGTTCTCTCCAACAGCAGATAGATCAGGCACCTGATACACTGCTGCTGCTTTCAGCAGGCGATCAAGGTCTTGTGTGGTAAGAATGAAGCAAACGTCCTCAGAGGGCAGCGTGAGCGTCTTTTCAGGAGGAGAAATGATGACGTTGGGATCTGCAAAGAAGTACTTAGATCGTGATTTATCTTCACGAACAACAACATAGTTGTCATTATCAAAATCAAGATCAGGACTGCGATGCAGTGACATCCCGTTCAAGAACTGATTTAGATCATAGATACCAAAGTCCTTAGGGAACTCTTCATCAATCGTTGCCTCTGCAAGGATATTTTTCATCACACTGATAGTGCGAAGAGAGTTACCCTCTTTGAATAGCAGCGACTGATTGATGTTGCTGAAATTTTTGAGCAGAGTCAGAGTGGAATCAGAAAGTTTCATATGGTTGGGGGTTTTCATTACAAAGGCCAGCAAAGTGATAGAGAAGAATGCAATAATGGATTGCTTTCAGAATGTCCTGTTTGGACTTACCGTTCTTCTTACCGAAACGTGAGAGGTATTTGATAGCATTAGATCGACAGAAAGGTTCTGCATCACCAATACCTTCAATCAGATCAAGAGTCTGAGTTTTGGATTCTTGCGAAGCATAGTGAGCATTATAGGTGCCACCAAGATACTCACGAATCTCTTTGAGAATTACATCCTCATGATACTTCCAGAATCCATTGTCATTCTTAGGAACATCAGGAAGATCTGGAACAACGTTGATTCCTTCAAAAGTAATGTAATCTTCTACATGAGAACTCATGATGGGAACTTCCTCAGCTGCAAGATTTCCATGTGCATCATAATCGTATTCAAAAATGTTTGTTGCTGTGTCTGTGGGTGGAATGTCCACCTCAAAGTCGTTGATTTTGTGATTCATTTCATCGTGAAGAAAGGACCAGGAATTTGCCATCATTCTACCTCAAACTGTACGTCAGTGTCAACTTTATCATAGAGATCCATGAATGCTTGCTTTGTTTCATCATCGAAACGATTCAGGCAAACTTGAATTGCTTTTGCTTTGTCGCCAAAGATAGAGTATGCACGGAGAATGTGAACCAGGCGACGGGTAGAGATCAACTCATCGATACCACCATCGTAGAAAGTCTTGCGGATGATGTCTGCCCAATCAGCAAGTCGCTTACAGAAGTTCTCATCATGCTCACCAAGAGAAGCAGCGACACGCAGAAGAATCTTGATCTCGGTAGCAGGAGTGGGATACTCCTGCTCAAAGGTCACAGGGAATCGTTCGAGAAATGCTTCATTGAGAACGTTGGTGCCGATGAAGCGACCATCATCAGATCCCTTACCCTTAGTATTGGCAGTGGCAATCACATTGAAACCAGCAGTTGGTTGAATGTACTTACCAATCTTTTTCAGAAAGACTCCCTTT